GAATCACTTGAAGGTAAGGCAACACTTGCAACACTTGATATTCGTTTTGCAAGAACGATTGAAAGAATCCAACGTATTGTTATTTCTGAATTAACAAAGATTGCTATCGTTCACTTGTATGCTCAAGGATATGAGAATGCAGACCTTGTTGACTTTGAACTTTCTCTTACTGGCCCATCTATCATCTATGAACAAGAGAAGATTGCTCTTTGGAAAGAAAGAGTAGATCTTGCTGGTAATCTTATGGAAAAGAGATTGTTCTCTATGAAATACATTTATGCAAATGTGTTCAATCTTTCAGAGGATGAAGCCGAATTTGAAAAGAATGAAATCATTGAAGACATCAAACATCAGTTCCGTCAGAAACAAATTGAAAGTGAAGGAAACGATCCAAAGATTACGAAGGAATCATTCGGAACTCCACACGATTTGGCATCTATGAATATTTATGGTGGTAAGAGACCTCAACAAATAAATGACGTAGAAGTTCCTGAAGGTGGATGGCCAGGTGCTGGTAGACCACCAGAGGGTCGTTCTACATACGGAACGGATGCAAGTTCATTTGGAAGAGACCCACTTGGTAAGAAAGACATCGGTAAGACACTTGATGTCAATCTTTCTCCAAAACATAACTACAAGGGTAATTCCCCTCTAGCAACCGAATCTGCAAAACGTGATGGTTTAACAAAAGAAATTAGTGATATGTTGGACTCTATGTCTTTTGGTAGAATAAAAACAAAATCAATTATATCAGAGAGTTTAAAACCAGCATCAGATCAAAAAATAGAAACATCTAATTTACTTGATGAGTCTAATTTAATGGAAGAAATTTGAGTTTAGGTCATATTTATTTTATGAGTAATATATTACAGGTAAACAAAGGATGAAAAAGATTAAACATTCAAAGTATAGAAACACGGGGATGTTATTTGAACTACTAACACGTCAAATAACATCTGACATCATATCCGGCACCGACTCTATCGCCACGGGTATCTTGAAGAAGTTTTTCAACAAGAACACCGAAATGATAAAGGAGTATCGTTTGTATAAAACACTCTGCGAAGAGAAGATGCCGACTGATACAAAATCACAAATGTTGATCGAAGCAGTCCTTACAGCCCGTAAGAAAATCAACAAGAAGAAATTGAGTGAGGAAAAATATGAACTCATCAAGACAATAACAGAAAACTTTGATATAAATTCTTTCTTCCAAACAAAAGTTGGTAACTATAAATTACTCGCATCTGTTTATAAGATATTTGAATATACCGAACTTGACAGCCCTGTGGAAATTACTCGTTCAAAGATGACCATTATGGAAAATATGGTATCTGAATCAAAGAAAGAACTCATTGAGGAGTCGGTATCACTAAAAGATGAACCAAAAGAAATTCGTCTTATGTCCTATAAGATTCTTGTTGAAAAGTTCAATAAAAAGTATGGGGAACTTTCACAAGACCAAAAATCTTTACTTCGTGAATATATTAGCAATGTAAGTAACACAAATAATCTAAAGACATTTGTTCAAGGTGAAGCTTCAAAGCTAAGACTTTTCTTGGAAGAAAAGATAAAGAAAACAAAAGATAAAACTTTGAAAATAAAATTGGCAGAAGTTTCTGATTTACTGAATCAGTATCAAACTTTGAAAAACCTTGATGAAAGTCATATATCTGCCTTACTTAGATACTACGACCTTGTAAATGACCTGAAGGAGATAAAATAATGTCAACAGAAGTTCAACCATATAATTATCCTGCATCTCAATACACGGATTTTGATTCAAAAGGTCATCCTGGAAAATATTATAAATCAATAACTTGCACAACTGGAACAACAACATTCACGGGTTCTAATTTTGGAGTCGGTGGTATTATGGTAACCAATGGGACTTCCGGAAGTTTGAATTTTTCAAATGGAGGGTCAATACCACTTGCATCACTTAGTTCAAGTAATGCAACGACTGTATTTGAATTTTCACCATCGAGTGTGGTAGTTTCAGGTGGAACAGTTTATGCATTAGTTCGTAATCAAATCATCAGGTAATAGATATGAACGTAGAGAGATTCATAAAACAACTAAAAGAATCTGAATCATACAAAAAGTTCAGAGATGAAATGAATGAAACTAGTACAACTGGTATGGTTGCCGGATATGATACACCAAAGGCATTTGCTCCTCAAGATGGAGAAGGTAAAGAATCTTTTGATGCGAAAACAAAAGATAATGCCGAACAATTTGGATATAAGATTGTTCCAAAACAAAAGAGACGTAATTCAATATCCAAAGAACAATATGCAAACTCTTTCACAAAGAGTGAGTCTGTTTATAAGATGGCAATGAAATCTCTACATGAGGCATCTTATAAAGAATATCGTGGTGATAAAACAAGAACAACTGGTGAAAAGATAAATACTTCTATCAAAGAATTGAATCAAGCTCTTCTTCAAGTAGAACGTGCAGTTGGACACGCTCTTCGTCTCAAAACTGAAATGGCGGTAGACCAAAGAACTCTTTGGCGTTCATCACATAGTCGTCTCGTAAAAATCGGTGAAAGACTAAACAGAATTGGTAAGAAAATAAACGAATTGGGTGCCTAATAATGAAACAACTACTTGTAGACACAATACTTTTTTCAGCAACACCACGTCAATTGAATGAGTCGTCGGATAACGGTGGTAAACTTATCGTATCGGGTGTTCTTCAACGTGCTGAGGCAAAGAATCAAAATGGACGTGTTTATCCAAAGAAGATTCTTATGCGTGAAGTTGCAAACTATAAGAAAAATCAAATCAAAGAAAACCGTGCACTCGGTGAGTTAGACCATCCGGATTCATCAGTTATCAATCTTCGTAATGTTTGTCACAATGTTCTTGATGTAAATTGGGATGGTGATGATGTTATTGGTAAGGTAGAAATTCTACCAACGCCATCTGGTAATATCCTCAAGAATCTTTTACAAGCCGGGATTCGTCTTGGTATATCATCAAGAGGCCTTGGTTCAGTAAAAGAGATAAACGAAACAACAGTTGAAGTTCAAGATGACTTTGAGTTGATTGGTTGGGACTTCGTGTCAAACCCATCTACTCACGGGGCATTTATGTACCCTGCCGGTGGTGGTCAAGTTGTTGGTGAAGGTCTTATAAAAGAAGGTGTTGACCTCAAAACTATCGCCAAGATTGACCCTAAACTTCAACGTATAAACGAAAACATCACAAAGATTATTTGTGAAATTGGTGATGTATGTGAATGTATATTTTGATAGGAGTAATGTGGTTGTCAATAATAAGTGTATAGGGTGTGATAAAGAAGCCACAACAAAAAAAGGTTGGTGTTCCGTGTCCTGTTATAGAATCAATCAAAGACTTGTCCAAAATTCGGGTAGAATCAAACCAGGTCGTAAATATACAGATAATGAAAAATTACAATTATCAATTTGGTCAAAGGAGTGGGCACAGAATAATCCAGATAAAGTTAGAGAAATAGTTAGAAATGCGAATAGGCCAGAAGTGAATCTTAAAAAATCAAACAAAGGATCTAAACATCCAAAATGGATTAAAGATAGGACCAAGTTGAAAACAAAACGATGTATGTATGAAGAAAAAGAATTCTTCAAAGAAGTTTTATCAGAACGTGGATACAGATGCGAAATAACTGGAAAAAATGAAAGAAATTTATCTGTTCATCATTTAGATTCTGTTCATTTACATCCGGAAAAACGATTTGATAAATCTAATGTGATAGTTATTACAAAAGACATACACATGGATTTCCATAAAAAGTATGGCTTTCAATGGGCAACTAAAGAGAAATGGGATAATTATGTTAAAGAAACATTCGGAGAATAATCGTGCCATCACGTAGTGTTAAACAACAAAAATTTATGGGTCTTGTCCTTGCCTACAAACGTGGGGAAGTTCCTGCTTCAAAAGTAAGTAAGAATGTAAAACAAGTTGCAGCTGCTATGTCAGAAAAAGAACTTGAAAAATATGCCGGAACAAAACACAAAGGTCTTCCAAAAAAAGTGGAGTCATTAGCAATGTCAGAAACAAAGAAAACTAAGATTCGTAAGATGGTAAAAGAAACAGTAACTAAATTTCTCCGTGAGGGTGAAGACCAAAAAGAAGAAACACAAGAAAGAGTTTTGACACCAGAACAAAAGAAACTTTACCTTGAACTTATTGGTAAGTATAATCAGTTCGGTGAATCAATTTATCGTCACGGTAAACTAAAAGAAGCATATTCAAACATCAAGAAGATTGTTGAATTTGCTTCAAAGAACATTGTAGACGAATCAGGTGATTGGTTTGACGGTATGACTCTTTCACGTCATTCACGTAAGATGAACGAATCATTCAAGATATTTGAAAAGACCGTAAACGAAATAACAAAACTTCAACAACGGCTTGAAGCTGTTTACGAAGAAATCGGGGAAACACTCGGTAAGTACTACGAAATAAAAGAAGAGGGCGAAGAAGAAAAACCCGATTCGGTAAACGAAAAAATCAAAAAGTAAAAAAAAGGAAATAGGTTATGGCAGATCAAGTTTATAGCAACAGACCAAAAACAGCACACGTCAAGGTCAAAGGAAATGGAATGAATATTGACCTTATGTTGAAGATTTTCAAACGTAAGGTAAAGGAAAGTGGAATACTTGAAGAATACAAGAGAAGGACTGAATACATCAAACCTTCTGAAAAGAAGAAAGATAAAATGAACGCATCTCGGAAGAGACAAAGAAAGCTTGACCGAGAACAAGAATAACTAACTCGGTGAAGATGATAAAACTAAAAAACATATTACTTGAAAAGGATGAAAAACCTGCTAGTGAGAACCCCGATAAGATGCTTGTCAAGAACAAGGAGAGTGGGAAGTCTTACTACATAAGTAAAGATAGCTTCGATCCATCCGTCCACGAAAAATCAGAACCAAAAGAAAAAAAGAAAAAGGAAGAACCTGCAAAGGGAACTGAAAAAAAATCAGCAGAAGGTGGTGAAGATCCACTTGCTGCAGCTTTTGGCGGTATAGATAAAAAAGAAGAAGAAAAAAAGAAAGAAGACGAGAAAAATAAAGAAGAAGAGGAAGAGAAAAATCTACCACCTCATAAGAAACTTGAAAAAAAACTTGGCTCTTATATTGCATTCGATGATAAAGAGAAAGAAGAAATCATCAAAGATATTCAAAATACAAGGCCAGAGTTAAACAAGAAGCTTATAGAATTTGAATTCACACCATTTTTCAGAGAGTATGATAATCTTCTTCAAACACTAAAAACCCAAGACGAGGTTGGTGACAAAGACGGTTCAAAAAAAACGGTAGTGCAGATTAGAAAAAATGCAAAACGTATTCAGGGAGTTGCCATTGCAAAATTGGCAGCACTTTCTACATATAAAAATGATAGGCAGACAATAGAGGCCGCAAAGCATTATCACAACGATTCTTTATCTGTGAATTCATTTTTACGTGAAGGTGGCAAAATAAGTTGGTCTAAGGAAGAATTAGAAAAAATAATCAAATCAACTCCTGATGCAAAAACTTCTATTCCAACAAAATATAAGATGTATAACATACTGTTGATGGATGAACATTTCAAATCACCCGGCGCAACCTTACAGAACGATACTGTAGTTTATCGTGGTGTGAGAAAAGATATACTTGAAAAATTTATAGAAGCTGGTGAATGGGTTGATAATGGATTTGTTTCAACTTCATTAAATCCTCTGATAGCAGAAGATTTTACAGATAGAAATCTACAAACTCGTGGTAATGCTGCTATATTTGAAATAAAATTATATCGTGGTTCAAAAGTTCTGATATTATCATGTGAAGAAGACCCATTTTGTATTGAGTCTGAAATAACATTACCTCGTGGTTGCCGATTCAAAATAACTGAATACGATAAAGAAAAGAACATTTACAAAGTATCGGTGGAGTTTCCTAATGCCTGACGAGAAACAAGAACAAGAAAAACCAAAGCCGTCGGAAAGATTTATTTATAGTGAAGATGATATTGCCCATCTTTTTCGACTTGGTGATACAGGAACTGTGTTTGATAAGAATGAAAATACAGAAAAATCAAACATTTTACTAAAAAAATTAGTTCCAAACAAGAAAAAAGTGATAAAATAAATTTGTTACTTATATTTATGAGTATAATACTCTATACATATAGAGTCAATACTATTTTTACTGTTAGATAGGCGTTATCAATAACCCTGAAATTAGTTGGAGACTACAATGACAGATTTACTGAAAGAAGCAATCGCAGATGCAAAGGCAGTCCGTGAAGTGGCACTTGCCAATGCTAAGCTTGCTCTCGAAGAAGCTTTCCAACCACGTATTCAATCCATGATCGCAACAAAACTCTCAGAAGAAGCCGAGTCAGACGAAGAAATGACAGAAGGTGAAGATGAGTGGTATATGGAAGGCGAAGAAGGTGAAGAAACGATGGAAGAAGGTGATGATGAAGAAATGCCGGTAGAAGAAGGCGACGACGAAGAACCAGCAATGGAAGAAGCCGAAGAAGAAATGCCGGTAGAAGAAGGTGACGATGAAGAGACACCAATGGAAGAAGGCGACGACGAAGAAGCTCCTGCCATGGAAGAAGGTGACGACGATGACGACGAAGAAGAGATTGATGAAGACCTTATGGAAATCATCCGTCAACTCGAAGAAGAACTCGACTCATCAGAGATTGGAAAGGGTGATAACAAACAACCTTCCAAGTATGCTTCAGATGACAGCACAACAGACAAGAAAGAAAAGCTTGTGCAGTTAGTTGAAGAAGAAGAGGAAGAAGCGCCAGCAGTAGAAGAAGGTGAAGATGACGAAGCTGACATCAAAGAAATTCTCCGTGCTCTTCGTGAAGAAGATGAAGAAGCCCCTGTTGAAGAGGCTGAAGAAGAGACAATGGAAGAAGGCGAAGATTCAGAAAAAGCTGAAATGGAAGAAAAGGTAAATGAGGCGTATGCCGTTATTCAATTCCTCCGTGAAAAGTTGAACGAAGTTAATCTTCTTAATTCTAAGCTTCTTTTCTCAAACAAACTGTTCCGTTCTTACTC